CCTGAAGAGGGAGGAGTTGATCAGGCTCGAGAAGGCTGATCCCTTCAACTACGGCAGTGACTGGCATAATACCACGGGCCTGTTCAGGCACTGGAAAGATGCTGATGAGGCTCTGGAAGATCCCAAGGTAGACATCGTCTACATTTTCGGAGGCAATCGTGGTGGTAAGTCACGGTATATGGCCTCGAGGGTAGTCAGGACGCTGGCCAATAAGCACAGGAGTGCTGTGTGGTGTTGTCATAGCACACACGATAGCTCAGTGCAGGTTCAGCAGCCGTATGTGCATGAGTATCTGCCGCTGCCTTGGAAGGAGCAGAGGACGGGGCAGCGGTCTGTGGTGAACATAGGGTTCTCCCAGAAGAACGGATTCTCTAACAAGACTTTTGTGGCCCCTAATGGGAGCCAGTGCTGGTTCAAGAATTATTCTCAGGAACTCAGCTCGATGGAGGGAACTGAGCTGGACCTGATCTGGTGTGACGAGCTTGTCCCTATGGCGTGGATTCAGACGCTCAAATACCGTCTCATCTCACGTAAGGGGAAAATGGTCGTGACCTTCACTCCAATTGAGGGTTTTACCAGCACCGTGAAGGATGCTATGGACGGGGCCATCATCGAGGAGACTCGAGAGGCTAAGTTGATTGGGGATGAGAGTTCGATTGATGGGGTCCCTAAGGGCCACATGCCGTATAAGGGCAGAACACGCAGTGGATCAGGTAAGATCTTCTGGTTCTTCTCGGAGTGGAATCCCTACAGCCCATTTGATCGAATGGAGCAAACGCTCAGGGGCAGGACTAGGGAAGAGCGAGAGATCAGAGCCTATGGGTATGTGAGCAACCCTGTAGTGGGCAAGTTCCCGAGGTTCACTGACCGGAATATTATTGCGAAGGACCAGATCCCCAAGGACGGGACCAACTATATGGTTGTCGATCCTACACCGGGCGATCGCAACTGGTATATGCTCTGGGCTAGGGTGGATGATCTGGGCAGGATCTTTGTTTATAGGGAGTGGCCAGACAGGGCTAACTACGGAGAGTGGGCCGTTCCGAGTGAGAAGCTGGACGGCAAGAAAGGGCCAGCACAGACGGCTGACTGTGGAAGAAATATTCAACAGTATAAACAGCTCATCAGGGAGCTAGAGATCTCTGATGGAGGGATACACGAGAGATACATCGATCCTAGAGCTGGCAGGACTGCGGTGATAGGCCAGAAGGAGCACAACCAGAGCCTGATCGACTTGCTTGCCAATCCTGACAGGGGTGCAGGCGGAGAGATAGTAAAGGATGGTCTTCTGTTTGTGCCTTCAGCGATGGCGCACATTGACGAGAGCTGTGCTCTGGTCAATAACCTGTTTGCCTACGACATGAGCAGAGAGGTGAGCATCCTGAATGAGCCTAGGCTGTATGTGTCCAATGAATGCCAGAACCTGATCTACAGTCTGAAGACTTGGACTGGCAACGATGGAGACAAGGGAGCATCCAAGGACTGTGTGGATGCTCTGAGATATTTGATTTTGATGGACCCTATTTATGTCTCGAGACAGGCCCAATACACAACTGAGACTTTAAGCTACTAATGAACACGAGCAAAGACGACCGCTTACAGGTCAACACAGACCCCAACATCAATCAGCTCTGCACCGAATACCGCAGGGCATTTTCTGATGACAGGATAACCTACCGTGTCAGGGAGTCTGACGAAACTCGATTTGCTACGTGGACCGGGCAGAGCCGGGACGGGAAGAAACACGCCAAGGACCTAGGGCGACAACCGTTCCCTTGGGAAGGAGCCAGCGACACTCGGATCAGGCTGGCTGACGAGGTGTGCTCGTTTATGGTGAACCTGAGCACCTCTGCCATCAGCAGGGCTGCCTTGAATGTAGCTGGCATCGAGGCTTCAGACCATAAGGCAGCCTCTGCTGTGGGTCTTTACTTGAGGTGGATGCTTTCGACTTTGATGCAACCGGGCTGGGAAGAAGAGCTGGAGTTGCACTCAGAATACGCAGCGCAGTATGGTTGGAGTGTCCTTCACGTGATCTGGGATAGATCCTATGCCCAGACCCCTCGAACAATAAACCTCCAGACCCTCTCCGGCTTCTTAGGAGTCAATGCCCCCCAACAACTCGACGCTCTGACCGCTGCGCTGCAAGATGAGCAGGAATACATTGCTGACCTGCTTGTGGCCAGCAACGAAGGGCTGACAAGGACCAAGGCCCTGAAGCACATCAGAGAGATTGTGGAGAAGGGTGAGACCACATTCGAGCTGCCTGATATGGTAAAGAATCAGGCTCGCATCGTAGCACTCAGGCCCTATCACGAGATCTTGTTTCCGCCCGAGACAACTGACCTGCAGAGAGCCCGTGCGATCTTCCGTAGGGAGTATTACACGCTGGCAGAGCTAGAGGCGAAGGCAGCAAGCGGAGAGTGGGACAAGCAATGGGCTGAAGAGGTCAAGAAGACCGCAGGCCAGAGTTCTCAGGTATGGGACCAAGGCCTAAGTCCTGTTCTGGGTAGCACTGAGAGACTGGATGACAAGACCAACCTGATCGAGGTCATTCATGCCTACAGCCGCAGGGTGACAGAGAATGGGAATCCCGGGATCTACATGACGGTCTTCTCTCCGTATATGGAGAAGAACTCCAGCGGCAAGGAGATGTTCGCAGAGCACAGGCTCGTGACAGAGGCTGGGGACACTTACCCATTCGAGACCTTCACCCGAGAGAAGACACGGCGCAGCCCAATCGAGTCTCGTGGTGTATCAGAAATTGTTCGCACGTGGCAGGCAGAATACAAGGCACAAGCCGATATGGTATTCGACCGCTCGAGCTTTGACACGCTTCCTCCACTCAAGGTTCCCTTACGCTATGGCCAGCGCATTAAAGTTGGACCCGGTGTGCAGGTGTCAGAACAGAGGCCCGGTGACATTGGCTGGATGGAAGCACCTCGCAGAGGCGCAGACCTAGCCTTCACCCTGATGGATCATATCCAGCTCAGGACAGACCGTTACTTTGGCAGGCCCAATGCAGCCATACCTCCTGTAGAGACACAGCTCAGGCAGCAGGCATATGTCCATCGCTGGCTCAGGCACATGAGTTCTGTCATTGGCAGGGTCTGGGACCTGACTCAGGTTTTCGACACGGACGACCGCTTTGCTCTGGTGACTGGCACTAATATGCCACTGCCTCGAGACCCCAAGAAATACAACTTCACATTGCACTTCGATGTCAGGGAACTCGACAATGAGTTTGTCCAGAAGAAGCTACAGGCGATCAGTCAATTCGTCCTGCCAGAGGACACGATGGGGATCGTTGACAGGACTAAGTTGATCAGGAAGAAGTTGCAGGTCATTGACCCAACGCTGGCAGACGAGCTTGTCATTGAGCAGGCAGAAGCATCGCAGCAGATGTTCGACGACATGAACAATCAGGTAGCCCTGATGTCTCTGGGTAATCAGCCCAAGTTTGTCGAGAACGATCCATCTGCAGGCATCAAGATGCAGTTCATCCAGCAGATCATTCAGAACAACCCGAAATATCAGCAGCAGATGCAGCAGGACGAGCAGTTCGCACAGCTTGTCCAGACGTTTGCTCAGAACCTGCAGATGAGTGTGACGCAGCAGCAGAACGCTCAGATAGGCAGGATAGGTGTGAATCCAAATGCATAACGAATACAGGTTCCAAGGCTACGAACAATGGCTGCTCGAGGCATTCTCGATGCAGGAGGAACATCCAGTCAGGCGTGGCATCGACACGATCCTGAATGAGATAATGAAGGCCGAGTCCGGTAATGTAACCGGACCCGGCTTGACTTCTGAGCAGAGGCACTACTTCGCAGGAAGACTGGCCGCAGTTCAGGATCTCTACTTCGCATTCCAGAATCTCTACGCTGATGCCCTGAAAGATCAGGGGCCAGACTTAGACCCTGAAGTGTGAGGCCCGGGAAATGTAACTACATTAAACCCTAGCTGATCCCTCCACTGATCAGGCATGTGGGGTATCATTGCTGATACCTCGTGCTCAGACATGACTTCAGTGAGGTCCCTGAGCATACCCACTATCAGGTGCTCAACGCACTGCCTGCACCAGCCGTAGTAAGTGGGGTCCTTACTGACCATTGGATAGTGAGTGTAGACGATCTCAGTGGCTCGCTTGCTGCAGCCCTCGCATATGGGCTCAAACTCGAGCCCATACTCCACAGCTTCAGCCTTGAGCATCGCTCTTTGCCTCCCGTTTCATCAGCTCACCCTCGAGCCATCTCCCAATCCGCATCTTGGCTAGTGCTGCTGGAGGCTTGCCTGAACGCCAGCCCTCCACAGTCCTGACCGGGACCTTGATAGATTCAGCAAACTCCCTAGTGGTCAGGTTCAACGTGTCGCAAATTAGGGACACGACTTCTTTGGATGATACTTCCTCTGTGCCTCGCTGGAAAACAATCTCGTCTCGATCATCGTCCAACTCCTTGAAGACCACACATACGCTCTTTAGATTCTCAAGATCAGTCATAGCGTCCAAACTCAATAACTCCCCTGACATACTCTCTGAAGTCCTGCAACGTGAACTCAGAGCCATTCCAGTCCTTAGGATGCGTCCTAGCAAAGTCCCTCCAGAGTTCATACTCCTCCCGAGGATCTGCGTCTGATGGTATGGACCCGTCTGGGTCCCAGTGTTGTTCAATCGTTTTTCTCATGTTCATTGAAGTGTTTCTATTTCATCAGACAACCCCAACCGTTTGTGCTCACTGGGGGAATCAAAACGATCTGGCAACCGAATCAGCCTCAAGCTATCGCAGTCCCTGAAGGCCCTATCCCCAATGCTGGTGACGCTGTAGGGGATGGTGATGGAGGTCAGGCTGGTGCAATAATAAAAAGCCCTATCCCCAATGCTGATGACGCTGTTGGGGATGTTGATAGAGGTCAGGCTGGTGCAGTCATAGAAAGCCCCATTTCCAATGCTGGTGACGCCCTCTGGGATGACAACCCCTTCAAGCCCATCGCACCCTAAAAATGCGTTTTCTCCAATACTGGTAATATCTGGCGGTAGCACTAGAACTTTTGGCATATAACAATGCTTCAGTACGCCGTTTTCAATTCGTAAAAATCTGTGCATAGTTATTATTCTGTTTCGGTGACTGTTTCATTAGGCAGCGGAAAAAGCACCTCCCATTTTCTAAGTTGATCCTCAAAAATTGCCTTGTAAACGACCCCATCGTCGCCTAATCCCCACAGGTCATAGAACCCTTGAGGGTCCAAGTCCTGTATGAGCTGAATAATTTTAACTGATTTCTTCATAGTTTGTAGAATACGTGATTTCCAATGATTTTTGTTTTCTTGGACTTGTCAGCCCAGTATGGCCGCACGTGAAGTGCGTGATAGTGATTAGCTCCGCCCGTGACTTCTTGCTTCATCTTGTCGATGTGCTTCTCGAAGTGGAGCGCATGTTCAGCCTGTGGAGTGTCGAGTAGGTAGCTCAGGTCCTTGCCTGAGTCCCAGCAGGAAAACTGCTTGCGCTGCAGGCAGACTTCCTTGGGTGTAATACACCTCTCCTTGGCTCGCTGGGCGATGACGCAGGCGACTGCTGCCATCCCCCGTAGGCCCTCACCTCTGGCTTCCGCCAGTATGGTGAGAGCCACAGTGTGATCCGCTGCAGATAGGGTGCAGCAGGTGATCAGTAATATTATTGCTTTGACCATCTCGAAGCCTTGATTGCCATTGCATATTTAAGACGACACTCTAAAGCATCTCGCTTGAACGAGTTTTTCTTGAGGTAGTCCTTGGTGATCCCAAGTTTCTTGATGGTAGCATCCACATCAAGGACATGCTTTCCGTTCTTGTAGATGGTCACAGCATTAGGGTCTTCCTCGACCTTGTATTTCTGCTTCTTGCGGCCACGCTTTGCACCATCGACCTTGGGTTTGACGGACTCGCTAACTTCGACGCAGTCCACCACGTTGATCTCTACACCCTCTACAAGGCTGACCGCCTCGTAGACCTCGGACACCTTGGAGATGTCTGCTGTGATTTCGATTTTGAACTCATGTTTTTTCATGTGTTTATCTTTCTTTTGGTTTGTTGTTGTTGGATATAGGGGCCTTTCGGCCCCCGGTTAAAATCATTTAAGGCTTTTGCTTTCGCTTTCTTTTTCGGCGTCTGGCTGCTTCTTCCTTCCAGCTATAATCTGACCCGAATAACTCATCGATAAGAGCCTCACACCTCTCAGGGGGTCGTCGCCTTTTCTTCCACGGGCATTCTACCCAAATCGGATCTATGGAGAATGCAAGGTTCGTCAGATCCCTGAATGTCTCCTGTGGCCAGAAATCTTTGATCTCAGGGCTGTGAGTAAACATCCACTTTCTAGACTGTGCTTGCTGGTATTGAAGTGTTCGTGTCATTTGATCTGTTGTTGAATAAAGGGGGCCTTGCGGCCCCCGGTTAAAGTTATGCCTTACCCCAAGGTGACATCATCAGGCCCCGAGCCTTTTCCATTTGCTCCACAGTAAACTCAAAGCCTTTGCCAGCGTCAGTCACCTTGACCCAGTAGCAGCCTGAAAACCCAGAATCAGTGGGGTCAAACCTGCTATCTATGAGCCCCTTTTTTGTCAGTGAACTCATGACGCCACTGGTGGTTTTGTTTTCTGGGGCCATCTCGTGCAGCCACCCACAATCTGCTTCATCCATACCCTTGCGGAAGCTGGCGAGGTAAACTGTTTCAAATGCGGTGAGTGTTGCTTTGTCATTGTTCATTGTATTTTTCTTTCTGTTCTTCAGTCAGTGGGCTTATTCCCTCCTGACACAAACAACATACGCTAGGCTGAGTAATACGTCAACACCTAAAGTGAACTTTTTTTATCCTGCCATCATTGACCTGCACCTGCTCATAAGCGAATCTGGTGACGTAGGCTCCCGAGGCCAACAAAAAACCGTTCTCTGGGCGAACGATAAAAGCCCTGATTCTCGGCCACTTGCAGCCGTAAAACAGCATGTCAAATCCTGAATCCACAGCCGAGGCCAGCCAGCCCTCGGAGGCAGAAAATGTAGTTGGCGGAATGGAAGCCTTGCGGAATGCACTCAAGGACAGCTTGAGTCCCCAACCGGAAGATGCCCCTGAAACAGTAGAGGAACCGCCCGTTCCTGAACCTGAAGCCGTGCTCGAGGAGCAGCCTGAGCAGGAATCAGAACAGGACGATTCGGAACCATCTGAGCACATTGGCTTTCAGAAGCGAATCAATCGCCTTACGGCCCAGAAAAAGGAGCTGGAAGAGCGACTGGAGCAACTTGAGGAGTCTCAAAAGCAACTCAAGCTCGAAGCCAAAAAGACTCAGCAAACGGATAGCGAGAGCACCATCTCGGAACTGGTCATGCAGGCCAACTCTGAACAGGAGTTGGATCAACTGGAAGACGAGGCCTTATCGGCAGAGCGATGGGCGAAACGAGCACTGGCTAGATACAGGCGAGACCCTGATCAAGTTGAACGGGAAATTGAGAATCGCATTCAGAGCATCCCAGAAGATCCTGAAGCGTGGCTCGAGGACCTAGCACTAAATGCCGAATGGAGTAGGGAAAGTGATATCCCGAAACGGCGAAAGCAACTGACGCAGAACGCTCGCAGTTTTGAGTTCGCAGCACAGAAGTATCCGTGGCTGAGAGACAGTAAGAGCCCTGCACGGGCGTGGGTAGAACAGGTCAAGGAGACCAACCCGGGCATCAGGAATTTACCTGATGTCGATCTCTACTTAGCTAGAGCACTCGTTGGTTTCTATATTGAGCAGGAGCAGGCACAGAAAAAGCCTGTTAAAGCGCAAAAGACGCCAGACCCAACACCACAACCCGGTGCGCCATCTGCACAGAAGGCAGAAGTCTCTGATGCAGTCAAGAGGGCTGAGAGAGCAAAGGCTCAGGTGTATAAGAGTGGATCGAGGGCAGGTTTAAGAGACTTCATTAAGGCTGCGATGACACCTAAAGATTAGGATATTGATATGGCTGGATTATTTGAAATTAATCAAGTGGCCAAAAGGGAAGACCTTTTGGATTTATTGACACGAGTGGACGAGAAGGCCACTCCGTTTATGTCCCTTGTTTCCAAGGGAAGCACCCCCCAGAACACCTACCTCGAGTGGCCCGTAGACATCTACGCTGCCCCTGCTCTAGGTGGAGTTGTTGATGGAACTGACGTGGCTACCTACGAGAATCATGCAGAGAACCGAGCCCTCCTTAGCTCCTACCTGCAGACCTTCCGCCGCACGGCCAAGGTTTCTCGTCTGGCTCAGGAAGTCTCCAATGTTGCTGGCGTCTCTGACGAGGTCGCCGAGGCCATCGCCAAGAAAGGCGTCGAGCTTCTCCGTGATATGGAGTCCACCTGCTTGAGCGATCAAGAGCATCAGGCTGATGACGGGACCAACCCTTACCTCCTCCGTGGTCTTGGCACTTGGATTCGTGACACTGCGAACATTGGCCAGCAGGTTACCCATCAGGTTCCTGCTGACTACCGTCCTGCTTCTGGTCAGTATGTTGCTACTGGAACTTCTTCGCTGACTGAGTCTGACATTCAGGCCGTCCTGCAGAGCATCTGGAACGCAACTGGTATGGTAGGTGACTACAAGCTGTTTGCTGACGCTACCCTGCGCCGTGCATTCACTGACTTCACTCGCACCGTTGCCACTGCTGGTTACTCCTCACGGAACTTCGATTTCGCTGGAGACGCCAACAAGGTGAGCATGAGCACCACCATCTTTGAAGGTGACTTTGGTGTGGTTGAAATCATCGCTGACAACTTCATTGGATACAACGCCGCTGGAACCAGCCAGACCGCTGGCCGTGGCTACCTGCTCGATATGGATAAGCTCCAGATCCGCATGTCAAAGAATCCAACTGTCGAGCGTTTTGAGGACCAAGGCGGCGGCGAGCGATTCATGATCGAATCCCGTGCCTCCTTGCAGTGCTTGAACCCAATCGGGCTCGCTCAGTTCGACCCAGCACCATAAGAATAGGAGATATTAGATATGCAAGTTAACGCACTACCTATAGAAGCGCAGGCCAAGCTGAACGCAACTCACGAAGTTGTGATCACTCACGAAGACCTGACCGCAGCAGCAACCACTCAGACTCTGACTGTCAGCATCCCTGCTGGTAGCTGGGTCAAGAGCGGATGCCACATCCTAGCAGAGCAATTCGTGTCCCCATCGTCAACCTCATTGACATATACGTCTGGAGACGACTCGGACGCTGACTTGTTCATGACTGCTACCCAGATCGATGCAGCTCACGCTTCAACCATTGACTACAAGGCTCCAACACCGGGTTCCGGTGCTGCAGCAGTAGGCACTGGCAAGATCTACACGGCAGCAGACACTGTTGACATCGCATTGACTGGTTCACACAACCTGAACTTGTTCACTGCTGGCAAACTGCGACTGTTCCTGTCGATCATCGACCTAGACACGGTCAGCTAAAACTTTGCTGGCTCGCACCAGCAATTCGCACCACCTCGGGACCGAGGGAGTCACGAAAGTGGCTCCCTCAACCGGGACTAACAAAACACAAATATGTCAGACTACACCGAGGCATTTAAGGAGGCTCTAGCACGTAACTACAATCAGGGTTACGAAGAGCGTCTAGCGAGAGCAACAGAGCGACAGAAGGAGATCGCTCGACAGAACCAAGGCCGCAAAAGCATGAACGGTCTAGGGCGAGCCACAATGGAGGTTGATAGCAAGGTCTATCAAGAGTGGGTCAAGAAGGAAGGCAAGGAGATCTGGAAAGACCCCAAATTCCGTAAATACATTTCTGAGAAGAACCCTGAGCTGAAAGTGAAGAGCGAAGGCACGGGGAAGATACAAGTAGGATATGGCTCTTAGCCCAGCCAACTATGGACAGATCCTGAATCAGGTCTTGAACCTGTCAGGCATAGACAGGGCCACTCTGCCAACACTGGAGTGGAACCTGTTCAGAGACTTGTCCAGCAGGCGTCTAAAATACGCTTGGCAGGCTGCCAAATGGCCTGAGGTAACTGTCACTGAAAGCAGGACCGTTACACAGACTGGCGGAGACGAGGGCAATTACATAGCCCTGAATCAGGCAGGACAGACAGAGATCGGTGAGGTCTTTGCTGTGTGGAACAAGTCACCAAAGTCAAATCAGGATCAGGTATCACTAACGTGGTATCTGTCTGAGAATGGCATCCAGATCGCTGAGAATAACACCACAGCATATCTCTGGTTCAGGAAGACAGTTCCCACACTGACTGGAGCTCTCTACAGCTCCTCGAGCGCATACAGCACCGGGGATCAGGTCTATGACAATACGGCTGGTCAGTTTTACGAGGCTAACCAGTCTGTTGCGGCAGGGAGCAACAGTCCTACTGCACAGCCCAGTTACTGGGATGTGGTAGCAATACCAAACATATTTTTCGACTACCTAGTGCGAGGCACTTACAGCGATTACCTGAGGCACAACGGTGAGCTGGACAGGGCTAGGGTAGCCGAGGCAGATGCCCGAGATGTGCTTGATCACGAACTACTGAAGCTACACACACAGCAGGGTCAGACAACTCGGCTAGAGGTAGCTGGATACTAACATGAGCAGAGCAACACTCATCACTGGCGTAGACCAGAACGACAAATATCGCACAGTCAGAGTTGGCGAAGACGGCACTCTGGGGTCAGACAGTGGAACCTACCAGAACGGTGGTGGAACGATCACTGGCAACTTCAGTTGGATCTTTGCTCACTCAGCAACTGTCCTAGGCAGTGTCGCAAGCGGAGGACTGGGAACCATCACGAATGTCAACCTGCAAGCAGGAGCCTACTGGAGATGCTGCAGGGCCACATCCATTACTGTCACCTCCGGTGAGATAACTGCCTACGATGTATGATCGGCTTTGGCCTAGGTTTGCCAACAGTTGCCGCTTCCACTGGGGGCGACAAAGTGATCGAGGCCACATTCCTTGTGAATGATGACAACGATTTCATGCTGACAGACGACAACGAATACATCCTGACCCTACAATTTGAAGCACCTGACCCTGAATAACGATGGCAACAACACGCATTAAAGATCTCAGCAAGACAGCAACTACCGTCAATTCTGACGCTAATCTTGTCTTGGACGGCAACACTGGTGGAACCCAGAAGATCTCTCGGGACAACTTCCGCCAAGACACTGCAGACGCCTTTGTGGCAGCTCCCGGGACCTACAACCTAGCTCCCCTCAACAGTGGCACAGGAAAGATTGATGCGGTCTACCTATCGTCTAGCAGTGACACACCCAAAGGTGCTTGGGATGCCAGCACCAACACGCCAACACTGGCAGACGGCTCTGGCACTGCTGGTGACTACTACGATGTAACCGTAGCTGGATCATCCGATCTGGGCTCTGGCAGCATCGCCTTCACAGTTGGTGACGTTGTCAAATACAACGGCACTGTATGGTTCAAGATCGATTCAGTTGCCAACATCCTCGATGGTGTCAGCACTATTGACGGCGCAAAGACCGCAATTGAAATCCCAGATGTCGGAACCGGGCCTTCGCAAGTCCCTCTGAACCAACACCTTGGGACAATGGCCTATCAGTCATCTGACGGAGTGTCTGTTGCTGAGCTACAGGGCGACAATATCGGCCTAAACGCCAGCCCAACTGATGCACGGCTGACAATCACAGATGCAACAAATGACTGCATTCACCTAACCGCCGACGAATCGACCATACAGGGACCGTATGCTGACACGCAGATTCGGATGGGGGGCAACATTGTCGTCAAAGGCGTAAATAATGCGTTTTTGACCACTGGCTCAAATGTTGGCTTGGCAGTGGACTCATCGGGCCGAGTCGGCATCGGGACATCCTCGCCGAGCCATAAGCTGACAGTCGACTCTGGCGATATTCAGCTTCAAGTTCCCAGCTCGATTAATACAGATGTCCAGTCAATCAACTGGAAAAACACCAATTCGAGTGGCTTCGACATCGCCAGAATTCAAGCGGCGACTGGCGGCAACATATACGAGGGGCAGATTAAATTTCTCACCAAAGACAGTGGTGGGACAATGGCAACTCGCTGGACCATCAACTCATCGGGCAACCTAGTCGCCAATGGGACAGCAATTGATTTCGGGTCAGGTGCTAGCACGACCCTCGATGACTATGAGGAGGGAACTTGGACGCCCACATTTGCGCCCTACACAGGGTCTTTTGCGGCTCTGACTATGGATGTCGTTCACGCCCGTTATGTCAAAGTCGGCAATTTGGTTTATCTCGAAGCCTATATTCGGACGGACAACGTGGACACTACGGGTGCGTCAGGAAGTCTTAAAATCACGGGCTTACCGTTCAACGTAAGCAACTATGCCCCAGTCAATGTTGGGCTTGCTGAAAGATGGACATCAGGTCCATCCGAGGGCTACGGAACCGCTGATGCCATATATTTGGGCAAGCGCACAAGCTTGAACGGTGACTCTGACTCGCTAACTGTAAGCGACTTAACGAACGGAACATTAGCAAACTATAATAAAGTCATTTTTAGCGTCACCTACATCGCCGCCTAACCAATTTACCCCGTCTGGAGTGACGGGACGGACCAAAACTAAAACATCATTATGGCACTAGAAGAACTACAGTTGACCGACAAAATCGAGGTCACACAAAACGGCAGTCTGCAAATTAGGCATCGCCACGCAATCATTGACACCGAGACTGGCGAGGAGAAAGCCGCAAGCTTTCATCGGCACGTCCTCGCACCCACTGACGATGTGAGCGGCGAATGCGAGCGAGTCAAAGCCATCGCAGCAGCAGTCTGGACGCCTGAGTGCATTGCAGCCTATCAAGCATCGCTGCCAGCAACTGAGCCAGAATCTGTTGATACCGCCGACGAACCAACTTCTGGGTTATCATCGTTTCAGCCAACTTCGACAACAACCAAGGCATAAGCGATGGCCTATTCGGACAACTTCCCCACCCAGCGCGCCTCGTTTATGGCAGATTTTGCCAATGCTGGGAGGCTCGATAACCGCATAAGCTTCAGTCGTGCCAGCACTGGCACGTTTTTCGGAACCGAGAAAGTGCTGAGTTCTGAGAATTTACTGCTGCAAAGTCAAAGCTTTGACACAAGCTGGGGAATGGTAAACGGTTCAGCCCCATCAGGCAGCCAGTCTGCCCCTGACGGAACATCGACAGCGTGGCTATTAACCGCAAATACGGGGTCCAGTCAGTCGCCTCGATTACGGCAAGCTCCTACTCTGTCAGCAACAACCGAATACACATTAACGGTCTTCCTAAAAGCTGGGACAGCATCGCACGGATTCATTGCTGTTCGGGGTCAATCTGGACACAGCGCATACGCACTAATTGATTTTTCTGCTGGCACTGCCTCTAGTGCTGGGTCCGGTTTTAGCGGCGTCTCAAACACCGTGACTGCGTTGGGGGCGAGTTGGTTTAAGTTGTCGCTTACGGCAACAACCAACTCCAGCTTGAGCAGTCAGTGGGTATACATTGGCCCGTCTGACGGGACAGCGCCAAGCTCTGCCGGTTACCCGTCTTGGAACACGTCTGGTGAAACAATGTATGCGTGGGGCGCACAGCTCAACACCACTGGAGCCAAAACCTACGACTCGCCAACCACGACCCAGATAGCGAGAAGCTATCAAACCAAATTGCAGACAGCCGCATCAGGGGTAGCTAGGTTTGAGCATTCAGCATCTGATGGGCAATCAGCGGCCAAAGGCATTCTCATTGAGGGGCAAAGCACGAACTTGGTGACCTACAGCGAGACCCTCGCAACCGGATGGACTGAGGGTAGGTCTACGCTGACCGCTGCTTCAGGCGTTGCGCCAGATGGCACTCTGACATCAAACCTGTGGACAGTGGACGGCACAGCCTCAGATTCTCACAACGCAATTTTTGATTACACTACTGGCGGCGCAACACCCCAGACTGCGAGTGTCTACGCTAAGGCCGGTAACGTAAGTTACCTCATAATGAGGTTTAGCCCAGCTAACGGTGCATTCACTGACGGCTATGTCAGTTTCAACCTGTCCAACGGCACGGTTGGGACAACCACTGGCACGATGACCTCTAGCTCAATCGAGAGCTGCGGGAACGGATGGTATCGGTGCAGCATTACAAGCACTGCTCTGACCGACACAACAGGCAGACTGGTGCTGTATATTGCACAAGCTGATAATACACTCAGTTTTGACGGAAATTCGTACGACCACATACAGGTCTGGGGCGCTCAGATTGAGGCCAACCAATCGTTTGCCAGCAGCTACATCAAAAGCAATTCGGGCAGCACTACGACCAGAGCGCTAGAGTCGTTATCTATGGACCTCACCCAAGCTGGGTTCAACGGTGGAGCCGTTTCAATCGTTGGCGAGTTTGCACCAGCGGATGCGTCTGTAGCTGGCAGCTTGCGAGTCCTGTCGCTCAGTGACGGCAGCGATACTGAGAACATACGAACCCACATGAACAACAGCCGCATGTATACGGTTGTTCGCTCTGGGGCAGTTAACACCGCTGTGGGCTACAACTCAAATGCGCTAAACGATGGAGAGGCAGTTAAATTTGGCCTAGCCGTTGACACTAACAGCTTAATTGCCTCAACCAATGGCTTCAATTCGCTAGGAACTACTGGGGCAGTGTTGCCAGATGGGGCAACTCGACTGGGTATCGCTCAAAACAACTCTGGCGCACAGACCCTCGACAGCCACTGGAAGTCAATTCGGGTTTACGGCGAGCCTTTGAGCCTGACCAACCTCCAAGCCCTCACAAGCTAACAACAGACACTCAATCACATGTTTACCGATTATTATTTGAAGTTTGCCAACGAGGCTGAAGCCAATGGTGTGTTGTACACCGAGGTTCCAACTGAGTGGGACAACACGGATCCTGAAAACCCCGTTGTGACCGCCACTGAGCAACGTCCTAACTACAGAAACATCGATGTGCTTCCAACCGTGGTTGCCACGCAGGGAACATACGATGAGGAAGGCAACGAGTTGACCGCACCTACGTATGTGGACGGTTACCACGTCAACGTCCGTGCGCTAGATGGAGAGGACGGTTCTGCTCTGGAAGCCTACGCAGTCAACCCTGCACCTAACACACCTGCCAGAGTCTGGGCATGAATGCCAACGATCTTGCCGACATGACCAGGGTTCTAGCGGTAGGGTCAATCGGCTGGGTCGTTAGTGGATCCGAGCTTGAGGTTGGCATTAAGGTTTTGGTGGCATTTGCTTCCTTGGCCTATATGCTAGGTAAAGCTATCCTAGTGTGGAGAGCTATACTTAAAGGAACCAAACATGAAGAAAAAGATCTTTGAACTCGCGGCACTTGGTGCAGCCATTGTTATTCTGAGCGGTTGTCAAGGCATTGATTCCCTGGGCAACGCAGTATACGAACCTGTCGTGGAGACCAAGGTCATTGAAACCTCTGAAGGTCCAGTGTCCATTGTGTCAACGAACGGTTGGGTCTTGAAGTCCAACGTACGTCAGGGCATCGAAATCGCTGGAGAAGTTGCCCCGTTCCCTTGGTCTAATTTGGCAGCGACCACAACGATTGCGTTGCTAGGCATCGGTGCCCACATCAGGGGCAGACAATGGAAGAAAGCTGCGGTCAGTGGAGTCAGTGCAGCTCAAGCCTTTAAAAAAGAACTTAAAGAAATTGACGCAGCCCGTGCTGCTAAGGTTAAATCAGGTGTGGTTGCGGAACAAAGGACCAGCGGCACACAAGCCATGGTTCAGAAAATCCTCAGCTACATATAGTTTTAGTTTCACTGGTTTTGTGGAAACCCTCCTGTTTCGGCAGGAGGGTCTTTTTTTTGTTTGACAATTTGCTGAGATGGAAGCAGCTTGTTGAGCAATGAAAATACCTACACTCATAACCCGTGGCGACCGTAAGTACTACACGGTGTCCCACACCATTGCTGGTCGCAAGCGGGTCAAGTACTTCAAGACCCCTACAGAAGCTAGAGAATACCAGCTAGAGGTCCAGGCTCAGTTGCTCAAGTTTGGTAACGCCTACAACAAAGTCCTGACCCGCCAAGAGCAAGCTGAGGTTTTGATGATCCTGCAAGAGATGGAGCAGTTCGGGGTCAAGCTGGGCGATGTGTGGCACGAATATCAAACCAGACAGAGTGCCAAACGCATGACCTGCGACAAGGCTTGGGCTTCGTTTATCCAAGACAAGCGTGACCTGAACCTTCGGGACAAAACCATCGAGGGTTATCACTGCGTAGTTCCATTCTTCGTCAGCATTGGCTGGGACCGTGACACTAGAGACATCACCGTCCAAGACATCAAAACTTGGTTCCAGGCAAAGGATGTAGCACCGAGGTCGTTGACCAAGTACATCAGTGTGTTGGGGGACTTTTTTAACTACTGCATACAGCAAGGCTGGCAAACCGAAAGCCCGACCAAGACTCTCAAAGTCCCCAAGGTGGATGCCGAACCGCCTCACTGCCTCAGCAATCAAGATGTCAAAGCTTTGCTTGGGCACCCTGATCCAACGCTCAAGCCATACTTGATCGTGGCATTGTACGCTGGTCTTCGACGCACTGAGATCGAGCGGTTATCGTGGGACAACATCAAGAACGGACAGATCATCCTCGATGGTCACCAGACCAAAACCCGACGCAGACGTGTGGTCAAGATGTTGGGCAACTCATTCAACAAGTTGATGGCTTACGACGGTGCGGAGTTTACGCCTACGAACTATAAGGAACACTTTCAAAGACTCAAACGGGACACTGGGGTCAAGTGGCGCAGGGACTGCCTGAGACATACCGCAGCAACGCACATGTTGAATGTGTACAAGTCGGCGGCAGAGACTTCACTGCAACTTGGCAACAGCAACGCTGTGCTAATGAATCACTACAAAGGTATCGCAACTCCTGAACAGACCGATGAGTTTCTCAACATACTCGCCTAGGCACTATCAACTTGCTGGCATAGACAAGTTGTTCAACTCGATCCATCGCACAGGAGCTGCATTGGATATGAGTGACATGGGCACTGGTAAAACTTGGAAAGCTTTGTTTATAGCCAAACGTGCCAACGTGCCAGTAGCCATTGTGTGTCCTGCTGTGACCAAGGCCCAGTGGCTTGATGCTGCATCCAAGGTTGGAGTTAAGGTGTCCTTGTGCGAGTCGTATCAAAAGTGCATCCGAGGAACTGCTGAGGGCATAACTCGTAGCGGAAAAAAACGGCGTAAGTTCAGACTACACTATCCCCGCAACACACTGTGGATATTTGATGAGGTCCACAACTGCCGTAACCCAAAGGCTCTTCAGACTCAGTTACTGATTGATGCGCGTGACCATGAATTTCCGTTGTTGCTGTTGAGCGCGACACCTTTCGAGAACACAACTCAGATTAAGGGTATCGGCCACGCAATGAGATGGTTTCATCGTAACCAATGGTGGCATTGGTGTTTGTCCAAGGGTGGCTGTCGGCCTGGGGCATTCGGGGGGCTTGAGTACTGTGGTGGTGAGCAAGTCATGAGAGGTTTACGTGAAGAGTACAGTCATATGCTGGACAAAGTCTCGATCCAACAGGTGGCTGACTTGCCTGAGTTCAAAATGTCCACACGTATCGTAGCATTGGAGACTACCAAAGCTTTAGATCGTGCCTACATAGATTTGTTAAGCACACATGCGGAGGAAACGGAGCATGCAATGGTCCGTAGGCTACGGTACCGACAGATCATCGAGCATGAGAAAACCAACATCTTGTTTCAGTTGGGTGCTGAATTTATCGAAAGTGGCCAAAAGGTCTTGCACTTTGTGAACTTCAGAGACACGATCGAGAACCTACAGATGCTGCACGGTCGTGCTAAACATAAGTTTGGCCGTGTAGATGGTGAAGTCACAGGTGACGAACGTCAGGATTCGATCTCTGATTTTCAGAACGGTCTGTTAGATGGCTTAATCATAAACATGCAGTCAGGTGGAGTGGGATTGAATTTACAGGACACTGTAGGAGATGCTCCAAGAACAGCGATACTGAATCTGACAGACTCAGCGACATGGTTCAAGCAGGCCACTGGTAGGACGTTCAGGGATGGGTCTAAGTCGCCCTGTAGATTTGTAGTGCCGTTGGTAGCCGACACAGTAGAGGAACAGATGGAGCAAAACCTGACTTCCAAGTTCAGAAATTTAGAAGCCCTGACAGACGGGGACTTTATGCCATGAGCAAACACAAACAAGGATACACTTGGGCGCAGATCAGTCATATGTTCCCGCCAACATGGTCGTTGACAATAGCGTTCCGTAAAACCACCGAGGCATGCAAACGCCTGGGATTAATCCAAGAACCTAAAAATGAAAACCGTAAGACCCAGCAGTCTAAAGTACATTGAGATCTGCTCAGATTTTGAGCAGCCACAGCAAACCGAAGTCCATGCAGTAACCGAGGCAGGTACACGGTTACACTACGCCATGGAAACTGGTGATCTAACCAACATCGAAGACGATGAGCTTTGGATGTATGAGCGAGCTTGCCAAGCTAGGACAGATCTGATGACCGATGTGTTCGGTGACTACGAAGCCACCGTGTACAAGGAACTGTCGTTCGAGGTCGATGGCAAATACGCAGGAACCACCGATCACGTTGCGATCCACGCTAACGTAGGGTTGATGATTGATTACAAGTTCGGATATAACGCCGTGGATGAACCAAGTATCAACATCCAGTTTCAGGATTACACGGTCAAGACCTTTGACAAGTTTCGTGACTTGGACACGCTAGTGGTTGCAATGATCGCTCCACGACGTGACGAGGTCCAAAGGCACACCTACAAACGCAGCGATGTGCCAGACTTGAGAAACCGAACCGCAATGGTCAGGGCCAGAGCTGGTACAGGCCAACGAAAAGCCAGCAACAACTGTCAGTACTGCTCGCACATCGGTACTTGCGAAACCGCTTACGAACGATTCGCAGCAGCCAAGCATCAGGAGGATATGCTGCCAATACTTAGGCCAAACTTTGACATGTCCAAGCCTGTGGATTTGCAGAAGGCTTTGGAGCTGCGTCCGATTGCAAAAAAGTGGCTTGATGAGTGGGACAAAGCGGTCACAGAAGCAGCCAAATCCCAGCTCGAACAGGGATTTGAGATTCCTGGGTTTATGCTCAAGACACGTCAAGGCCGACCAGAGATCGTTGACATAGATACAGTTAAACAAACTGCCATGGCCAGAGGGCTGACAGAGAAGGATTGGGACAAGTGCATGCAGGTAAGCCTGACCAAGGTCGAAAACATGATTAAAGACTATGCACCACCACGGCAGAAAACCAAATATGCTAAAGAGTTTCGAGAAGAGTGCGGGGCAGCCATCCAGTCAGGGGAACCTATCGAATACATTGCAAAAGAACGATGAGTGAACTATGGCTAACCGAAGGTCAGTACAAAATACTGACTAACCTCGATGTCTGGCTTGAAGAAATCCTGCCAGTGCGGATTGACTGCTTGAACCTATCGCAAATCGAGAACGAGGAAGTTCGGGAGGAAGCTTACGACCAGTTGTTTTACGACATGCTGGTGCCAATATTTTACGGGCTGGGGATATCCGAAAAACACTGGGTCACAGCCTCAGAATTTGTCGCATCACACTGCGCGGCAAACACAAACCATAATAGTAACGAAAGTACAGATGAAGATGAACCTAACTACCGCAACTGAAGAAGTTGCGTTGACCAAGTCCGAACCAACCACAACCCTGCAAGGGGATTGGAATATATCGGACATTAACATTCCTCGCGTGAACCTCGTCCAAAAGATGAGTCCTACGTCAGAGGATTTCAACTTGGGCACGTTCTTATTTGATAAGACGATCCCAGTCACAAACGAGCAAAAGGAACGGGCTGAATTTGTGGTGCTGACTCTTAAAAAGTACTACGAAGAAGACAAAGCCTACGGTGACGGTGAATTACCGGTTCGCTTTGATACTGAGCAACAGGCCAAAGACGCGGGGTACTTCCATAAGTGGGATAAAACCGCTGACCAGGATGCACTGAGGTATAGCGAACGAGCTGATGCCGTGCTGCTGTTGCCTGTTCCGCTTGAACACGCCCACTACGAACACAATGGTGTTGGTTACGTCAAAGGTCTTCTGACCTTGAAGGGGACCAGCTACAAAAGCTGTGCCAAGATTCTGGCCACTGCATTTGTGAATCCGTCCCTAGATGGCAAAGGCTACAAGGTCAAGTGGGAGTTTGGTAGCCAGAAGATGACTAGCAAAAGCATCAGTTGGTACGTACCAGTCGCGTTCAATCGTGGTAAACACACAGACGAATTCGTTCAGTGGCTAGAGAACGAGGTGCTGTAGCATGAACGCATACGCCATCGACTTCGAGACCTACTACGACAAGGAGGTCAGCGTTAAAGAACTGGGTGCCGAAGCGTACACTCGGCATCCGTTGTACTACGCTGGGATGGTTTCTATTGTGGGACCAAACCTGAAGTTCGTTGGCAAGCCCCAAGACGCCCCTTGGTCCAAGATCCGTGGTTCAATCTGGGTAGCGCACAACGCTCAGTTTGATCGGTGGGTAGCCAATAGGCTACGGGACCAAGGGGTCATCCCTTTTGATGTGTGCCCGTCCAAGTGGGTGGACACAGCAGCCATACCAGCATATCTCCAAGTCAAACGCGATCTGGCTACCGCAGCCAAGGTGTTGCTGGGTAAACAAGTGGACAAAGCCGTTCGCACCCAGATGAGCGGTAAGCAGTTCGATTCCCTGTCACCAGAGCGATGGCAGATCCTGTGTGATTATGCGTTGAAGGACAGTGAGCTGTGCTACGAACTGTATATGAAGTACAAGGACGCACTGCCAGCCGATGAGTGGGAGCTTGCCAAACTGACCATGGATCAGGCTGATTACGGGGTTCAAATCGATGCCCGTAAACTAGAAGGCTACGTGTCCAATGTCCAAGCCATGGAGCAAGTGCTGCTTCATGATCTGCCTTGGCGGGGCGATGAAGCTGCGCTCAGTTCGGCAGCATTGATTCGACAACTAGCCAAAGATGGCATCACCAAACCTCCAGCTACTACTGATGCAAACAATCCTGAGTGGATTGAGTGGAACAAGACCTACGGGTCTAGGTTTCCATACGTAGAAAGTTTTGTGCAGCTACGTCGTTTGAAAAAACACCTAGCTACCCTCCTCACAATCCAGAATCGGTTAGACGGTGACGACGTGCTGCACTTTTCTCTGAAGTACTGTGGTTCTAGGTTAACAGGTCGTTGGAGCGGTGACGCGGGGATCAACATGCAGAACCTGCCAAAGGACGAGTTGTTCGGAGCCAAGATCCGAAACCTAGTCGTCGCTAGACCAGGGCACAAGTTCATCATTGCTGACCTAAGCCAGATCGAGCCTCGGTGCCTTGCCGCTGCATGCGGCGACTATAAATTTCTGGACCTCGTTGAGTCAGGCATGGATGTGTACGAGGCTCATGCCCGTTCAACCATGGGGTACAATGACTCGCGACCACTCAAGGACGTAAACAACGCCATGCGACAAGTCGCAAAGGCCCGTGTGCTAGGACTAGGCTATGGTTGCGGAGCAGCTAGGTTCAAGGACTTCGCTGGGTTGTTCGGCATGACGTACTCTGACATCGAAGCCGAAACCCAAGTCAGATCATACCGAAGGTCCAACGACAAGATAGTATCGTACTGGAACCTGCTGGATGACGGCCTTAAACAAACTGCAAAGGAAGCTGCCGAGCAAAAGGTCAATACCTCAAAGTCAGTTGAACCACTGGAGCTTGAGCTTCCAACAGGAAGGGTCATACGGTACTTTGACGTGCAAACTAGATCTCAAATCTACGATGATCTAAGCGAGCGAACTGGATTATCTGCTGTGACCGAACGGGGAAGTGGGCGTTGGGAGTTTTTCTGGGGTTCTAAGTTGTGTGAGAACGTGATTCAAGCTACGGCTAGGGATGTGTTTGCTGACGCCATGCTCCGCATTGATCGTGGCGGGATCCGAACAGCATGGCATGTCCATGATGAGTTGATCTGTGAGGTGCCCGAAGATCAGGCGGTCGAAGCCAAGGAGTTTGTAGAGCAGGAAATGAGTCGGCGGCATCCTGCGCTACCTAAAATGCCAATCGCCGTTGACGCGCATATCGCTGATTACTATGACAAATGATCCCGTAAACCATCCGTCCCACTACACAGGGCATCCTAGTGGCATTGAGTGCATACAGATAACCGAACACATGGACTTTTGCGTGGGCAATGCCGTCAAGTATCTATGGCGAGCAGGACTCAAGCACAATGCGGTCGAGGATCTCGAAAAAGCAAAGTGGTACATCGACCGTAAACTCAAACAAATAAAAAACCAATGAACAGCAAAACACTACAGTTCCAACAGGCTCAGTCGAAGCGTTGGATGTTTACCCATAGCCCAGAGTTAGTTGGGTTCTGGCCCCAAGAAACATTCCAAGATCTTACGAACCTTGTGTTCAAAATAGATCCTGTTTGGGAGGAATGTCCGTGGAAGGCTAGGCTCCGACCATCTGAGCGAGTTGGACCAGAGGATGACGAAATCTTTGGGTCCGAGTATAGCTGGAGGGAGGAAGCCTTCGACTACCAAAAACAGAAATGCAATACACAGATCAAACAGACAAAGTCCTAGCCAAGCTAGGACCAGAATGGACCAATGCAGATCGAGTCAATCTCGCACTTGCGATGCTCC